TGCCACAAAGACCATTGGTACAGTACCAGCAGCCGCCGGAGTATAAAAACTCTCGTCGATTACATTGACTTCTACACCTGGTGAAAATAATGCCATTGTTTATCTCCTATGAAATTGCTTATTCATTAGTATTTATTAATAAAAAAGAAAAAGGGCTAGTTAATACCTATAAAAAAGGGGCGAAAAAGGTATGGTAAATACAATATGAGACCATTATGCATATGCGGGCACCGTCCGGCAGCTATAAATTACAAAAAAGACAATAAAACTTACTATAGAAAGAAGTGTGAAATATGTTTAAAGCACGGGGGCGTTGGTCACGGCATTCCTAAGTGGAAGCAAGCAGGATACGAAAAAAAAGACTATTGTGAAAAATGTGGATATAAATCTAAGCACTCTGAACAATTTAATGTGTTTCATACGGATGGTAATTTAGAAAACTGTCGACCTAGTAACTTAAAAACAATTTGTGCTAACTGTCAAAGAACGTTACAACGAGATGGAGTAAAGTGGAAACAAGGTGACCTACGACCTGACTTCTGATGCACTATAAGGATCAATATACTCAATAAGTTGAGCTAGGTTAAATTCTAATTCTTCAAGTGTGCCATTGTTGTCAATAGTATAGTCTGCCATCCATTGCTCGAGACTCATTGACTTTGCTGATTCGGGCATTAAGTATTTGCTACGATCTACCCAAATAGCTTTATCAAATACACCAGTATTCTTCATAGCATGAAATTCACGCTTGTTGCGTAGTCCGCAATAGATGTCGTGTTCTTTGAATATTTCTCTACCCAATGTACCTGCATCAGGAACATTATAATTACAGATAGCTTCGTACCATTCTTGTCTGTGATTGTGCCTATCTGCATAACACTCTTCTTCACTAGCGTAGCTGTATTTGTCTTTTAACTGATTGTAAATAAACAACTTTGAACAAAACTTACTACTACTTTCAAAAGTGTAGCCATATCTGTCTCGAAGCATTTCAGAGACAGTATCTTTACCGTGGCGGCCGTGACCTATGATCAATAACTTTAATTTCATATTTTAAATATAGCATCTAATACTATATTTGTCAAGTATTAACCTATAGTAAATCCATAGCCTGTGCCGCCCGGTACTGCCATACTCACTTCAGTCTCAAGTTTTTCCATTTCGGTCTGGGCTTCTGCTTTTAATGTATCGCCGTTGAGTGTTGATCCGCCTTGTGGTCCAGCAATAGTAGCAAACTTTGAACGTGCTTCGCCTAACATATACTTACATGCTGCTAATGTATAATCTTTAATCCATTGCTTTGATAAGTAATCGCTCATTAACTCTGTATCAGGTCTGTAATTATAGCAATATAATAAAAGAGTCTCTTCAGCTCTAGGACGTTGTAATAGAGTAAGTTTCTTGCTATTTGAGTTCCACTTAAATTCAATAAAGCTGCCAAACATTCTACCTACTAGTTCTTGATATTGAGAAAACATATCATAGGTTGCAAGTCCGCCCATATTAGAACTTGACAGCAAATAAGTATTTGTATAGGCAAGATTAAAGGGTTCAAATAGTGTTCCGCCATCGCCGCCGCCAGAACGTGAGCCAATTGATCTGCGGAAGAGCTGTCTAACTTCCATTACTTCATTAGGAAGTATGTATTCGTTCTGATCTATTATAGTAGGCATAAACAAATATGATTCTTCAACACTATAGTCTGATCTCTGTCTATATCTAGTTAAAGCCTTTGTAAGTGCTGTTTCATAATGAACAGGATCAAGTTCTACATCTACCATTCCTCCACCAAGGAATGTATGCACATAGTCAAATATTTCTTGCTTTTGTGTTTTTAAATCTGCCATATTGGTTCTCCAATAGTATTTATCGGTTGCGATAAATATGTATAGCTATATTACAGGAGAAGACTTATTCCTCGCTTATCATTATATAAACCAGAACGCGGCAATGACTACGAATTTCTTGACAGACAAATCGAGGAAATGTTTATTGTCGGCGGCACTGATATTAATATTCACAAGTACCTCGGTGCAGATAACCCTGCCGAGGGAGAAGGCACTGCTGATCAACCTACGTATGATGCTGTAAAAGAAACTAACATACAAGACTTGCTGTTTCTTGAAAATAGAGATAGAAAGTATGATCAAGATGTTTATACACATAGAGCAATATATAATGTTCAAGATATAGATTTTGATTTAAGTCAATTTGGATTGTTCTTAAGTAATGATACTCTGTTTATGACTGTGCATATTAGAAGTATTGTAAAAACAATAGGAAGAAAACCGTTGGCCGGTGATGTTATAGAACTTCCACATTTAAAAGACGAATACGCACTAAATGATTATGATATTGCATTAAAAAGATTTTATGTTATTGAAGATATTAATAGAGCAGCTGAAGGATTTAGTCAAACTTGGTATCCTCACTTATATAGATTAAAATTAAAACAAATATACGACGGGCAGGAATATAAAGATATTCTAGACTTACCAGCAAATGAAGAAGAGCCGGGCGGAAATACACTAAGAGACTTACTATCTTCTTACGAAACCGAAATGCAAATAAACAATGCAGTAGTGCAGCAAGCCGAAGTAGATGCAGCAAAAAGTGGATACGATGTAAGTCATTTATATACTATGGCATATAATGAAGATGGCACAGTTGCACTTCATACAGCAGACGATACTGATATAGATGCAAGTGCTATATCTCAGTATGCTGACGAAATTGATAATGCACCTAATAGACCAGGGTATAAAGGATACCTTGTAGGAATTGCAGATACTCCGAACGGTGCTCCTTTTGGTAGCGGAATCCAATTTCCGCGAGATAATATGGAAGGTGATTATTTTTTAAGAACAGACTTCTTACCAAATAGATTATTTAGATATGACGGAACACGTTGGGTAAAAGTACAAGACGATGTAAGAGAAACACTTACAAATACAAATACAAGAAATACACAAAAAACTTCTTTTGTTAATAACACAAACTCTAGTACAATCGACGGCGAAGTTGTTGAAGAACGTCAAAGTCTTTCTAACGCACTTAGACCTAAGGCAGATAACTAATGCAACATTTTTACGATGGACAAATACGCAGATATATAACTCAGATGATTAGAATGATGAGTAACTTTCCTGTAAAAGATAGCAGTGGAAGTTTAAAACAAGTTCCTGTATTGTATGGCGATCTAACAAGGCAAGTTGCAAATATTATTAGAGAAAATTCAGAAAATAAGTTACCAAGTGCTCCTAGAATTAGTTTATATGTTACTGGACTAGAAATGGACAGAGACAGAATACAAGATCCTAGTTTTGTCCGAAAACAAAATGTTATTGAACGTGCATATGACGAAGACGGTAATGAATATTTGAATACTCAAGGTCGAAATTACACTGTAGAAAAAATGATGCCTACTCCTTATAAGCTAACAGTTAATGCTGATATATGGAGTTCTAATACAGATCAAAAGTTACAAATTTTAGAACAAATATTAATTTACTTTGATCCTAGTTTAGAAATACAAACTACTGATAACTATATCGATTGGGCAAGTTTAACTGTTGTTAATTTAGAAAATGTAAATTGGAGTAATAGAAGTGTTCCAATAGGTGTTGATTCAGAAATCGATATTGCCACGCTTACATTTAGCACTCCAATATATCTAAGTCCTCCAGTTAAAGTTAAACGCTTGGGTGCAATAACAAATATCATTACAAGTATTTTCAATGAAGATACTGGAGATATCGATCTAGGCCTAGCAAGACCAGAATTAGAAAGATGGGACGATTATGCAGTTCCTGGACGTACAAGGAGCCCAGAAAAAGCAGCAACTACTAGCAATGATCAGCAAGCAAATGTTAATGACGGAATGTACGGTGTATATATCGAAGGCAATACAGCACAGATATACGGCAGAGGTGCGATAGGTACTGTAAATTGGAGAGATAATTTTTACAAATATCCAGGTACATATCAAGCAGGTATTAGCAGAATATATCTAACAGATCTAGATAATGATGCAACAGTTACTGGTACATTTACAATAAATGAATTAAATGAAACTGTTATGTTAATTGACTGGGACACTGATAGTTTTCCTGATGACGATATCATATCCGGACCGAGTGGCGATAGAACAAGTATAGATTTTATCATTGATCCTACAAAAAATAATCCTACAAATATTAAAACTGTAGGTGCTAGAATATTATTGTTAGAAGATGTAAGCAGTGACGAAGCAACACAATATCCAGAAGCGTGGAAAAACAACGACGGTAGTGGATTGATTGCTAATGCAAATGATATTGTTGAATGGGATGGTACAAAATGGGTTGTAATTTTTGACTCTCAAAATACCACATCTACAACATATATAACAAATCTTACTACCGGAAAACAATATAAGTTTAGCAATAGTGAGTGGTTACTAAGTGTTGAAGGTGAATATCCAGTTGGCACATGGAGACTCGACCTCTACGGCTAATTATTTTTATGAACAAGATAATTTGCAGTGGTGCTCTCTTTTATACCCTAGATACTAATCGATTCTTATTTTTGCATAGAGCAATTAAGAAGAAAAATCTATGGGGATTAGTCGGCGGAACAACTGAAGGTAGCGAAACGCCGTGGGAAGGATTAATACGAGAAATAAACGAAGAAATAGGTTTTTTACCAGATATTAAAAAAACTATTCCTTTAGAAACTTTTATTTCTTACGACGAACATTTTCATTTTCATACATACCTATGTGTTATTAAAGAAGAGTTTATACCTCAACTAAACGAAGAGCATGACGGTTATGCATGGGTTAGTTTTAGTAAATGGCCAAAACCCTTGCACGAAGGCCTGAGAAACACTTTGCAAAGTAAGATCAATCTAAAAAAATTAGAAACAGTATTTCAAGTAATTAATGCAATTGGAGATATAGATGGCTGAAGAAAACGTAATTCGTCATGACTGGGGTATAGAAGTTGCATGGGCAGACTTTGAAACATTCGGTGCAAAAATGCTTTTATTTACAAAAGCAGGAAATAGAACAGATATGCAATTTCAAGACAAAACTGATAAATCATTTTTTGTTAGCTGTGGTCAATTTATAATAAGATATGTTGATACCGAAACAGGGCAAACTTTTTCTAAAGATTTAGCCGAAGGCGGAGTTTATAATGTTCCAAGACTGTCGCCAGTTTCTATCGAAGCAGTTGTTGAAGGTTCTACTATATCAGAAGTAAATAATGGTATAAGAACTGACGATGTATATATTGTTTGTCCAAAGGAAAGGCTAGATTAAATGTTACCTAAGTTATCAAATTCAGAAAAACTAGTTAGTGAATTAAAATTCTTTGAAGCAAAAAGTAAATCATTATCCGAAGATGATCAAAAATACATTAAAAAAAGAATTATTAGAATAAAAGAATTATCAAATAATATAGATAATGCACACGATGTAAGATTAAATGGATTTGTAAGCCCGAGTCTCATAGGAGATTCAAGACTTGAATTAAATCAAGCAAGGTATGAAATTTTTAAAAAATTACAGGACTGATAAACGCTTTACAGTTATTTGACCAACCATTCCTGAATGTACTTGGCATTGGTATCTATATGTGCCAGAAATACTTTCTTGAACTCTCCAGTATAATGTTCCTTGATCTTTACCTTGAGCAAGTGCTCCTTCACTAACTGTGCCGTCTATATCTACATGTACTAATCCAACGTTATAAGCATTTCCTACTGCATTTTGGATTTCTAAAGGATGCCCAGATATTCCTGCAAGATTAAATGCAATTGTAGTTCCTGCTATTACTACTATACTTGGATTATTTCCAGCATAGTGACTAGGAATTGTATAAGCGATAGTGCCATCATTGTCAAATTGATACATTGCTATTGCCGGTTCATATATTTTATCTACAGTAAGTCCAGTTGGTATATCAGTAAGCTCAGTAAAGGCACTACTGCCTCCGGCACCTGTAGCATCTGCTGCATTTGCCCACTGGATTCCGTCCCATTTTAAAACTTGTCCTGTTTGTATTGCATCAATTGTAACATCATCTAAGTCAGCAAGTGACCCAGCACCGCCTCCGCCTCCAGCGACTGATGTAAAGCTAAACGAACCTGCGCCGTTGGTTGTTAAAACTTGACCATCTGTCCCGTCTTCGATTCCTAGGTCTAATAAATCATTAGGAATTATACCAGTAGTATCTGTAAGATCACTTATGTCACTTGGTATTTCGCCTGCGCCTGTATCAAACGCCGCAGATATTATATTCCAAGTTGTGCCATTCCACTTCCAAGTATTGCCACTACTTGTATATACATCATCCGGTGCTGGATTTATTGGAAAATTTAGTGCCATATTTGCTTACCTCTACTCATATTTATTCATTTATTAAATCTTAATGTTAAACCATTTGTAAGTGCTATAGATGCAGTAACAGCTTGTCTCGGTCCTGGTATAAATCTAGCATCAAAAGGCCCTGGATACAGTACCCTTGCTGGGCCGCCTTCTAAACTATTATAGTCTAACCAGTTTGCATCGTTAGCTGTTGTGCTTTCAACTCCGTAATAAAAATCTGTAGGATCTTGCACATCAAGAGATGCTATCCAATTTTGTACTTCTTGATAAGTCCAATCTCTATTATGTTCTAGTATTGTAGCTAAAAATCCTGCTACTATAGGACATGCTGCACTAGTGCCGCTAAATGCACAGTCGTATGCAGGAATTTCTAATGTGTCATAAGTATCTGCACGTATTCCTTCGTTTAGATAATTTTTGTTAGCTGCTAGTGTTCCATCGGCAGCAGCATACACATCAATTCCATTTCCTCTGTCACTATAATTCACTTTACGTTCTAAATTTCCAACTGCATAGTCATCATCTAATGCACCGATGTTTATAGTTTTGTATGTGACTTCTCCGGTCCCCCCGTCAATAGCTTTGCCACCTTGTTGTGGAAATCCACGTCTATTGGTTGTGCCGGTTACTGCAACACCAAATTCACTATAATTACTTTCTTCTAATGTATCGTCACTATTGGCACTAATATAATTATCAAAATCTGGATGGCCCCAATTAACTTGCTTTTGATTACTATTTCCTGAAGCAACAACAAATAATACACCGCTATCAATAAGTTCGTCTAGTGCAGTTGTAAGTGAGTTAGTTTTCATTTCACTTTTCCAGCGCCCACCGTCACCTGTTACGCCCATATTAGAAATAAAATTTGGTTCATTTTCAATACCGTTGTATGTAACTGCTAGATCGTTTCTAAAATGATACCATCCTGGGTTATCACCTTTGCTTGAACGATAACCCCAACTATTTGAACTTATTGTAGGATTTCTATTTCCAAATTGTGGATTAATAGGCTTATATAAATGAAAAGCTTTTTGTATATCGAAACCTGTTTCGATACCTGCGCCGTAAGAGCCGTATAAATCTAGCATCCATTTATTAGCATTATACGCCCAGCCTTGTGTTCTTCCGTATGTTAAAGCACAACATGGTGTTCCGTGCTGTCCTTCACTATTTGGATTAGGCTGTAAAGTGTTATCACCTTGTGTATTATTTCTAGTATAAAGCGGCGATACAGATATAGAACCGATAGGAACAAACTGCGGACTTCTGTTTCCTGGATTTAGCCACCATTGTCTTGCTTCTGCTTCAGTGGGCACAATAGTGCCATCAAATCGTGTAGTTAGCCGGGTGCCAGGATCTTCATTAAACCAGTCAGGGTCTATATAATACGGTCCGTCTAAATATACATCTAAAATATCACAAGTACCATTTCCTGGTAGAAGATTGCCGCCTACATAGTCTGCAGGTGATTCAATTGCAGATCCGTCTTGCTCTAGTCTTACATTATTTTGGAATTCTGGATGCCCTATCCAACAGCCTTCGTCGGCAACTATTACATCGATATTTTTTCCACTACCGTATTGAGAAATTGTAGCTTCAGGAACAGCATTATCTGCTAAACTATTATCTACCCATGGATCTAAAAACTGTTGGTGTCTATATAATTGATATCCAGATCTGTTAGCATCTGTCGAATCAGTATTAACCGGAAGTGTATTGCTAGTTTCAAACTCTCGATAATTTTTTATTGTGCCGGTATATCTTTGAACTAAGGTAGGTCTAATACTTTGAAGTTCATCTTGTGGTGGCTTATATTCATCATACATAGAATAATCTATATTAATAAATTTAATTCTGCTGTCACTCTTTAGTAGATTAGCTTCAGTGTCTGTTAATAAAAAAGTTCCTCTAGTAGGACTGTGCAGTTTATCATCATAACATGTACATTCTCTATCCGGAATATAATCTTCACTAGTTTTAGCACATAACAAGTCATGTACTTCTACAAACTGTTCAGCTGTATGTGTTCCTAATTGATAGTATTTTTCTTCGGACATTTTTTACCTTAAACTATTGGAGTTGTGTCTATACTTGCCCATGCGCCATTTACATATGCTTCTAATCTATTATTAGTAGTGTTATAAATCATGTCTCCATTTTCAGCAATTAATGCGTCACGACCTGTGTCATCGAAACTTGCTAATTTAAAAGGAGTAGTTGTAATACTTACTCGAGTAGTACCTGTCAATAATATTTCATTATCAGATACAAGTTCTGGAGTTCCAGAGCCCGATGTTATAATATCACCTGTTGCAAGAGTCAAATCGCCACTTAATAAAAGATTTGGAGTTATAGTAATGTCACTAGCATCTGATGTGTTTATAATGCTGTCTGTAAATGTAACATTTCCAGTGTCGCCGCCTCCGCCGCTTTGATTTATAAATTCAAATGTTCCATCGGCATTGGTTGAAAGTACTTGCCCGGCAACCCCATCAGTAATGCCTAAGTCTAATAAACTATCTGCAATCGGAATCGAAGGTTGTACCCATTGACCGCTATCAACATCTACCAAATATACATATAATGCACCGGAACTAGCATTAAACCAAACACTTCCGTTTTCCGGTTCTTCTGGCGGTGTTGCACTTGCTGTAACACTAGCACTTCCCGACCCAGTGCCAGGTAGGGCAGTTGTAATTTCAGCTCCCATTCCTGTATGATTTGAGCAATAATAATATAATGTTTCAGAAGTTGCAATATCAATATTAATTAATACTTTTCGCACTGTTGCTCTTTGAAATCCACTTTCATATTCAACTCGCGATACTTCAATATCATCTAGTATATACCTTACACCTAAGGTGTATTCTGTGCCCGATCCAGTATCTCCGTTAGGATCATCTGCACTAAAGAATAAAGGATGTTGATTGTTTGCGCCGC